GGGCTTAACGTGGCACAAGCTAAGAGCACTAGGAATAAGAGCGTAATAGCAATGGCCCAGACCCTTGTGGGCTTCCTTGAGCGAGTCCACGTCATCATGGCTGACGGCGCCTACGGGGAGACCATAATAGAGGCGGAGCTCACCCCCAAAAGTGTTCAGTGATAACCCCAGGAGACACTGAACAACTCGAGACCTGTTAACTGGGGGAGACACTGAACACTTGTGCTTCCTGGCGCAGTAAAATCGTGCCCCTAGGAGCCAAGGGCCCAAGCTTTTTGACCAGGGCTGAAATCACTTTTGGATTTCCCCCATGAGGGCCATACCCCTTTTTAGAACGCGGAACAAAACGAAAAAGCTGAATTTGGCCTTCCTAACCCCACGCCCACAAGTAACTCTCGTTTTAGCACCAAGAGACTTGTGACCCCCCAAACCCCCCTATGCAGTATGCAAGACTTGCATGTCAAGTGACTAATTGGCACAGTGGGGCAGGCCAGCGCGAAATAGGTTTCGGTTACAAACTTGGGTTACAATGAACTGGGGGTTTTTAGATCGTGACTGAGGGTAGTAGACGAGGTGGTGCTCGCCCTGGAGCTGGTCGCCCATCGAAGTATTCGGTGGAACTCGTTGGAAGGTTCTGCGTGGAACTCGCCAGGGGAAGCTCTATTGCCTACGCATGCCGAGCTGCCGGCATCGGGCATAGCACCTATAAGAGGTGGCTACACGAGCACCCGGAGTTCAAAGACGCAGTGGCTAACGCATCGGCAGAGAGCGAGCGGGCGCTGGTTAGACAGCTACAAGACCACGCTGAGAATGACTGGAGAGCTGCTAAGTTCTTGTTGGAACGCAGGTTTCCTCAGTGGAGGGCCGACACGTCCATGACGCAGGAACGACGCGATGAGCTCGACGACTTGCGTATCCTCAAAGCGAAGCTCGAGTTGCAGTTCGCAGCACTGAAGATTGAACACGCCTCGACAGGAAGAGAACAGGATACGGAATTCACAAAAATACTTAATGAAATCCATGCCCTGGAAGTTAAAGAAGACCCTAAGAAAGTTCACTGAGAGGACACCATGGCTAAAGGCGCTAGACAAGAGGCTGCTAAGAGGGCACAGGCTAAGTATGAGAAGGTGAAGAAGACCTCTAAACCCGGAGGGGGAGAGCGGTTCAAAGCACTGGAAGGGGCGCTAGAGGCTAAGGGGGCAAAAGATCCCGGAGCCCTCGCTGCCTCCATCGGTCGGAAAAAATACGGTAAGAAAAAATTCCAGAAAATGGGAGACGCCTAATGGCAAAAGACCAAGAAGCAATGAAGGAAGCGGCACAGCGAATGCTGGGGATGTTGGGGGATATGCAAATCTCAGACATCAAGGCCGTAACAATTCACACCAACCCACCCACTGAAGCTCCGATCGAAGAAGAAGTCTTCGAAGAGGAAGAAGAAGTGGTGGAAGAAGTGCCAGAAGAGGCACCCAGGCGTAAACGACCACGGCCCGAAGAACTCTTCGAAGAAGAAGAGGAAGAAGAGGTGAAGTAATGCCCTTCAAATCAGAAGCGCAACGCAAGTACCTCTACGCAAAGAAGCCCAAAGTGGCGGAAAAGCTCGCCAAAAAGACCCCTAAAGGTACCTCATTACCTAAAAAAGTACGTAAAAGTGCCAGGAGCGAGGCCGCGAAGAGGGCGGTCGGAGGTTATTAGGTGAAAATCGCGCAGGAAAACGTGGGAGAACTTCGCAAGTGTGCGAAAGACTTCACCTATTTCTGCAAGAATTACCTGAAGATTATCGATAAAGACGGCGATCTGGTCCTCTTGAAGCCAAATGAGTCGCAAAAGAAGCTCATCGCGGAACTCAAGTTCAATAATTGGATTTATGTCCTGAAAGCCCGAAAACTGGGCCAAACGACCATAATCGCCGCGCTTAACTTCTGGAGGGTTCTCTTTAGGCCCAACTACGCAGCCCTTGTGGTCGCTCATACCGATGAGGCGGCCAAAGGTATCTTTAAGATTTACAAACGCTTCCACGAGCACCTACCAGAGTGGCTGAAGGTGCCCATTGAACAGAACCTCCACGAGATGAGGTTCGAACACGGCGCGATTATCAGGGCGACCACCGCGAGCTCCCAATCTGTGCGGGGTCAGACGTACCAGTCGATCCACTGCTCAGAATTCGCCATGTACCCTGACATCGAATCCACCATCGCTGCCATCTTCTCTACCGCCGGAGACTCAGGGACCGTTATCTTAGAGACAACGGCAAATGGTATTAACCCGGCCCACCGCATCTGGTACGAACCCAACGGAATGACTAAGCTTTTCCTTAGCTGGAAGGATGCGAAGGATTGTCAGTCACCGTTCAAACCAAACTTCATGCCGCCTGAACTCAAACAACTAGGGGAAGACCATGGACTATCCAGAAGACAACTCAACTGGGCAACCCAGACTTACACTACTCGGTGTGCGTCAAGTTGGAACACCTTCCTCCAAGAATACCCACTCGAGCCAGATGTCGCTTTCATCTCCAGCGGAAGGAGATTTTTCACAACTCATATCTATCCACATGCCGTGGCCCACGAGGGATATGAGCAATATGCCTCACCACAACAATACCATGTCTATTCCCTTGGTGTGGATACGGCTTCCGGCTCCGCAGAAGGCGACTACTCCGCTTTCTGTCTGCTCGATGTTACCGATAAACGAGCTCCCCGTATAGCGTCCTCCTTTTATGGGAGGCTCCCGCCGGCAGAGTTTGCGCGCCAGGTGCTCATCGAAGCCAAGAAATACAACGCGCTAATCGTCCCAGAATCGAATTCTTACGGACTCTCCATCATAGAGTATCTCATACAAGAAGCATACGGCTTTCTGTACCGCCGGGTTAAGTATGACAAAATGGCAAACAGGTACACCGAGAACCTTGGTTTTAATACCAACGTGAGCACAAGGTCCATTCTTCTGGCACGCCTTCAGGAATATGTGGCAAGAGAGTGGTTGCTAGTTAGTGACGAAAGACTGAAGACAGAGATTAATACCTTTGTCTTTTCCAAGAGCGGCAGACCAGAGGCGGATGTGGGCCAACATGATGACATGGTATTCGCGACAGGACTGGCTCTTATAGGCTTGCAGCAGATCGACGACGTCCGCGAGCACGTCCAACTGAAAAACCGACCGAGCTCTATCAGTGAAATGCTGGAATATGAGTGCTCGACCGGCAAGCTGTACGCGCAGACGGCAGATCAATTTCACGATACTGCCGGAAGCGAAATCAGCGAAATCCCGCCTTCAGAGGCGTTAATCAACCCATCTTCCCACTAAGATGTAAAAGGGGACAGCAATGAGTAACTTCTTATCCGATGGACAGACTGGAGAAATCGAAAACATGCTCACAGAGAGCATCGATTCTGACGTAACGCCCATTTCGGATGCCCCGTCTGAAGCACCCGCAGACGTTAATCAGCCAGAAGTGCAAACACAGGCAGAAGTAGAAGAACCACAGACCGAATCCAAGGCTTCACCGGCCCCTGCTGCCGATAATGCAGACGAATCAAGCCATAGGATACCTTATAGCCGGTTTAAGGACGTTAATGACGCGAAAAACGAATATCGCAACCAAGCCAAATCTCTCAGGCAACAACTCGAAGAGGCGCAGCGGCAGCTAGAGCAGTTTAGTGCAGCTCCATCCCAAGATGAGCCTGAAGAAGAGGAGTGGTTAGACGATTATTCGCGTGATCAAGCGGCCCAGACCCAAAGGTTTGACGAGCTTAGCGGCAGGCTGCACGAGTTTGAAGTGCAGCAGGCAGGCGTTACGCTCGCTCAAGAGGTCGCTAAGGCCCAGGATAAGTATCCTGGCGTGCCCGAGCAGATTCTTTACAAAGCCGTAGTCGATAACGGGGACGCCAACCTCATGGAAGTCGCAGGGCAATACTACGACTTTATTGAGGCGATCCAACAACAGGCAGTGGAGAGGCATTTGAAAGAGAACCCAAACCCTGAGCCGCAAAAGGTCGCACCAAGACCTAGGCGCTCAGGGTCTTCTCCTTCAAACCTATCTCGACCCGCCGAGTCGGAACGTCCAAAAACGCTTGCTGATGCAAGTGCTGCACTCAGGAAGCATCTAAAAGACAACCCTCTACTTTAGGAGAATAAGACAATGGCTGGAGCCACAATTAGTACCCTCGATGCGGTACTTAAAAACTACTATCTAGGGCCGATCCAAGATCAGCTCAACCAAGAAGTGCTGTGCTTAGAGCTATTTGAGAAGTACACGGTCGATTGGCATGGCAAGCAATGTGTCC